AACCGGGCAGGGCAATTATCCCCACCCGGCTTATTATGTGGTTTATTATGATACGGTAACTGCACAAGTATCAGTGTAATCCTGTCCGTCAACAGTGATCTTTGCTGTGATTGTAGCAGTACCAGCCGCCACAGGCGATACTACACCAGCCTCCACAGTAGCAACTTCATCATCACTGGAAGTCCATGTCACTGTCTGTCCGGCAGGCACGGTAGTTGCGGAAAGCAATCCTGCATCACCGCCAACGGTCAATGCAAGTGTTTTTTTATCCAGGGTGATACTGGGTGTAGTCGGTGTCGGTTCTTCTCCAGCACGAACATACAGTTCATACGGTACGGTGTCCTGTGCATCCATCGAATAATGCCCGGTAAACTCAAAAGAAAACTGCCCCTTTGCCTTGTCGCTGGTCTTAATCTGAAAACCGCCTGTATTCAGCGCATTCATAAGATGGATTGCAACAAATCCGGCATTATCACCCTCGTTTACGCTGGAATAGTCACACACAAGCCAGATATCCTGAAAATCGTTGTTAATATCAAGATCATTTCTGGGAACGATATGTGATTCATCCTGTGCATCCACATCTGCTGCTGCTGCAAGCAGGTGTGCTGTTTTCGGATTCATCGTAACCAGCGTTCCGCTGATCTTCACATCGTGCTGATCCAGCTTTTTCAGTTCCTTCATGTTCTTCGGGCAGTTATCAATATCTTCACCAAAATCCTTGAAAGACATACTATCCTGGAAAGACAAACCGCCAGTAGTAGCACCCAGCAAATAAGTGCTATCAAATGATCCATCAGACGGATCAAAGTCTGTAAGCATAATACCTGCGTTCATCTGCAAAGTTTCAAATGTATCAGCAGGAATCTGTGTGTACTTCATTTTTTTTACCTCCTATTATTTGATATATTCGACTTCATAGTTTAGAACTATTCTACGCACCATTCTATCAGCCGTTTCCGGCATTCTCTGCGCCCAGGCGTTTCCACGTTTGATCCAGATTGCACCACCATCCACAGCAAGCATCCTGCCACCACGCCCGATAAATTCTGCAATTTTATCAGCCTTTTCAGTGATATCAACCCAGGAAGTAGTTCTGTAATAGATAGACGCACTTTGCGACATATCCGATAACGCCCCAAAAAAGGAATCTGACACTTCATAGGTTATATACGGCATTACTGCATTATCCGGCACGGTATTTTCATCATAGGCAGGCAAACCAAAACTGTTCCAAAAATTATTTAATACCTGTGCAACTGTCATGCTGGTAAACTCCATTCTTCCGCCGATACCTGCCGCATATCCAGGCTTGCACTAGCCGGGGTATATTTATCATCCCCATCGGATGTAATACGAAAAATCTTTCCATCCTTTTCACGCCTAAACACATCGTGAAACTGCAAGTTTAACACCCTTGTAGTTGTTACGGTATATAATGCCGTAACCCCATCGTGTTCTGCCACACGTGCCTGCATCGAACTGTTTAACACTATAGCCGCATTGAACGGCGCACCATCTTTGTATGATACGACATAACCGCCCATACCATCTGCCGTTGTTGTCTTATCCAGTAACGTGCAACTTTCCATTGCATCCATCAAGAGGCTCATAATCTGATCCTCCTGTAAATGTTCAATCTTCCACTATAAGCAGCAACCCAGGAGGCTGAACCACTTGCACTGCCCCCTGTAGTACCACCACCAGCAGATTTTGAATAGGAATATCCACCAAATGACTCTGAATTATACGGTGACATTGCCTGACTATCCAACCCACCATTCTTTGCCTGCCACGCCTCAATTTCAGCCGCCAGCGCAAGAAAATCAGCAGGAGGTGACATAACCCACACTGCACCGTGAAACGGCCCCTCATCGGTCAAATCAAAGCCCTTTTCACCACGTTTATGCACGCCATCATTCTTATGACTTCCAACAATCCTGATATAGTCGGTCTGAATATCAAAAGACGGCGTGATCATACCGTTTTCAATCGTGAAGTCACCAAAATGCTTATCACCATCATAGGTAAAATAATTTTTGATTTCTGCACAAATCACTCCCAGCATATCAACACCGCCCTTATCAATTCTTTTTCTTCCGCCCCCGGCGTGGCTTATTCTCACTTTCAGACGGATCTTGTGGTGGAACATCCACCACATCAGCCGCCTTTATCGGTTCATCAGTTTCTACGGCAACCCCCGATTTCGTGCCTGTTACCTGGGCCGCCGTTTCCACTTCCACCTTCTTGATCAACGCCCTGCCGAGTTTATTACTTGCTGTGGATAACTCCACAAGTCTGCTATTGCCTACTGATATGCCGCCCCTGGGGAATGCATCCCCAGGTTTGTAAGTGTAGCCACTATCCTGCATATCGGAGAAAGATTCCACAACAACATATCTCATATTTTATGCCCCCTGAACAGTAGCGATAAACAGGCTGTTCGGATTATACAGTACAGGCATGAACAGGGAACTTGCCTTTGTCCACAGAACTGCCGGATCATTTTCTGCCCACTGTGTAATATACACATACGGAGAAACAGTAGAACCGCTTACGTTCATAAAGGACTTAACATCAGCCTCCGGCGCATCACCCCACAAGCCAGTACCCAGCTTTCCACCCGGATTGCTTGCAAAGAACGTAACCTTGTTAATCGGGAAATACTTCTTCTGATCAACCACAGGTCTGCCAGTAGCATCCAGAATAGAACTTGCACCATAGGTAAGATCGTTGGTAACAACAGTATCAATACCGAACTCATCAGACAGATAATCTTCAAGCTGTGAAGTTCTCAACTGCGCACCTGCGCCGATATTACCATTGATTGCGGTCTGCAAATACTTGTTGTTCCGCATCTTTGTGAGGTTCTTTTTGGAAGTAACCATACCATTGATCGTGATACCCTTGTCGGTAGCATAATCAATGATTGCCTGGATCTGACTTGCAACATCTGCATCCTGTGTCAAATCAAGGCTGAAAGCGGTCTGCTCTGCCGGAACACCGTAATCCACGGTCAAATCCAGATTATTTTCCTTGATCGTTACCTTACCAGTAGCAAGCAGTTCATTCTTTGCAACTTTGGTACGGGTGATAACCTGGTCTGCAAGTCTGATACCATCCTGCAATACATAATCATACAGTGCCTGATCACCCTGTACGCCTGCACGTGTAAGCGCACGCAATCTTTCACTCTGATTGATCTTTACCTTGATAAGGCCCTTTTCAATGTTGTGGGTATCAATCGGAACGCGGAGAGTTTTCTGCGCCTCGGTATCAAAACCGTGGAACTGTGCCATCACCGGGATGGAATACTCTGCTGCAATGCTTTCCCACTTTGCAACCAGATTATCCGTTTTCACATCACCGAACAGACCATCAATCGGATCATTCTGCCGTGTCGGGACATGGCTGCCTACATCCAGCCAATCCTCTTTGGAAACTCTACCAAAAATACCATCTTCCCATCTATCAGCCATTGTTTTATCCCTCCTTTAGTAAGGTCTTGTAACTGCCGGGGCAGTAGCAATGAACTTGAAACCGAGTGCCTGCAATGCGGTCTTTGCATTGCCAGACAAACGCACATCAGACTTTGTGTAGTAGGTCTTTGTCTTATCCCCAACGGTATCTGTGGACAGTTCATAACCAGAACCACCATCACTCTCATACCAGCCCTCTGCACTCGGATTCAGAACTGCTGCATAGTCAGAAACTGCGCTGTAGTCATCGCCGTCCTTTTCGTAGTAGGTCTTGGAAGTATTCACAGTTTCATCCGTGGAAAGTGTGTAGGTCGGAGTAGGTTGACCATCACTCTCATACCATCCCTGTGCCTTCGGGGAAACAAGATTTTTCAGCGTAACTGCGCTATAGTTTGCGCCCGTGATCGCCAAACGATCCTCGTAAACAATACCCTTTGTAACAACCGAACCCGGCATATTGCCAGTAGTTACATCCACATCCTCATAAGTCAGACCGATTGCATTGCTATCATTGGACGGATAAGCCGTACCCATCGGCACGTACTTTGTGCCATCTGCAACCTCAACTGCGCCACTCTGCGCAATTTCACGTGTTTCACGCACGCAATCTTTATCATTTGCTTCCAGGAAATAACCCGGTGCATAAACAGTACCTTTTGTACCTGCTCCGATAAAAGCCATAACCTTAATCCTCCTTCATCCCATAGTGTTCTGCATTGAACTGTGCCGCCATTTTTGCGGCTCTGCTTACAGGCTTTGAAACATCACCGCCATTATTGGCAGGCGGCTGTGCAACTTCTGCACCTCTGCTTTGCTTTGTTTCGATAAAGTCTGCCCATTCCGTTTTGACACTTTCCGTGATCTTATCTGCATCCTGAATAGAACCATCTTCATTCATTTTCACAGAACCCAGATCCGTCACTTTCAGAACTGCACCTACACGCTTTTCAGAAACCCCGGCATCCAT